GGGAGGCGGGCGGGGACGCCCGCCCCACCAGTGTGCCTGCACTACCAGGCTTTGGGTGTGGATCGTGCTTTGGAGGTTTGGCAATGCTCCCGATGTATATTGATGGCAATGGGGCTGGGGGGATTGCCGACAATGTTGGCGGCGTTGTCGACGCTGCCAAGACCGACAAGGCGCTGCTGACCATCCTGGTGATCCTGCTGGTCGTCTCCGTCATCTTCGCTGGGGCGGCGTGGGTGCTCAAGTCGATGGTCGTGCCGGCGATCAATGATTGGCGATCTTCGCTCGCCGACGTGGTCAACAAGTCCAACGAGGCGCGGGCGAAGTTGGAGTCTGAGGCTGCTGAGCGCGAGTTGAAACTCGAACAGCAGCGCGGGCACAACGAGGCTCTCCGCACCGAGCAGACGCGGGCGATGCAGGCTTCGGCTGAAACGCTGGAGCGCACGGCTCGGCTCTCGGCCGAGGTGACGAACCAGCAGCAGCAGGTGCTTATTGATCTTCGCCGGCACGCCGAGGAGGCCTCGGCGCATGCGGAGAGGTTGGCCCGGCATGGGTTGGTGCTGGGGATGGCGGGCGGGGACGCCCGCCCCACTGAGGCCCGGCCCGGAGGTCCGGGGTACCCAGGCGTGGCGGGCGGGGACGCCCGCCCCACTGAGGCCCGGCCCACCAGTGGTGGTACACGTGGTGGGTATGGGGGTGCCGATGGCGCGGGGTGAATATTACAACCTGACGATGACGCAGGGGGAGCGGTTCTACCTGCGCGTTGAGAGTCTGGACCCGGCGACGGGGGCCAAGCAGAGTTATGTCGGGTACACCGCCGTGCTCAAGGTGGCGACGGGGTGGAACGGGACGCAGGTGCTCTCGATCGCCGGGACGGTGGACACAACGGGTGTTGTCTTTGCCATGAGCGAGTCGCTGACGCCGACGTACCCGGCGGGGAACTACGTCTTTGATATCTTCGCCGATGGGCCGGACGGGCCGTTGCCGCTGCTGCGCGGGCCGTTTGTGCTCCAGCCGAGCGCTGTAGGGGGTGCGGTATGAGTAGTGCGCCGACGAACTTCGTTATCAATGTTGTTAGCGCGACGCGGGTGGTGGCCGTGATCGACAAGAATATCAGGGGAGAGGATGGTGCGCCGGGGCCTGCGGGCGGGCCTGCTGGCCCCGCTGGTCCTGCTGGGCCTGCTGGCCCCGCTGGTCCTCAAGGACCCGAAGGGCCCGACGGGCCTGCGGGAACACCCGGTGCAACTGGCCCCGCCGGCGCGGCTGGTGCTACGGGTGCAACTGGTCCAACCGGGGCAACTGGTCCTGCTGGGGCAACTGGCCCGGCTGGTCCACAAGGTCCACAAGGTCCAGATGGTCCTGCTGGCCCGACGGGCGCGACGGGGCCTGCTGGGGCAACTGGCCCGGCTGGTCCACAAGGTCCAGATGGCCCCGCTGGCCCGACGGGCGCGACAGGGCCTGCTGGGGCAACTGGCCCGGCTGGTCCACAAGGTCCAGATGGCCCCGCTGGCCCGACGGGCGCGACGGGGCCTGCTGGCCCGATCACCACCGTCCCCATCAACCTCGGCGGCACCGGGCAGACGGACAAGACCGCTGCCTTCAACGCCCTTGCTCCTGCAACCGATCCTCTGGTGCCTGTGCTTGACACTGGCTCAATGCTCACGCACGATGGTACAAACTGGGTGCTGATGGGAGGGAACAAAGTCCCTGGTGCGGTCCCCGCATATAACAATGAAGAAGCCGCTGCGTGGGCGCGGAATCCGAACGCGATTATGTGCGGCGACGGCAGCGACGGCGTTGTGGTGATCTCAACGAACACCACGCTTACGCGATCGATGAACTACGACAACTTGACTGTCCAAGCCGGGGCAACGTTGTTTGCCGCGGGGTTCCGCATCCACGTCAGGGGTGCCTTGGAGATCGATGCTGGCGGGGTGATCGAGAGCGGCTCAACGCTTCGTGCCGGTGGCAACGCGACTACTGCGACAGGTGGATCGGCTGGATCAGGGGAAACAGCGGGCGAGTACGAGACGGCCAGCGGTGGTAGTGCCGGTGGTGCTGGTGTTATAACCGGCAACGGCGGAAATGCTGGTGCAGTTGGCGCCGTCACCGGCGTGGCATTGCTTGGCGGGTCTGGTGGTGCCGGTGGCACTGGTACCACCGGCACTCCCGGCACCGGCGGTGCCCCGGCTAATAGCACGTTCAGGTTCATCCGCGCGGTTCACCCCTTTGCCCAGATAACCTCCTCGGCCGTTAGTCTGCGAACTGGCACCGGGGGCCGAGGCGGTGGTGGTGGGTGCGGCAACGGCACACAGGCCGGCGGCGGTGGTGGTGGTGGTGGCGGTGGTGGACGCTTCCTGTTTATTGCCGCCAACACGATACTCAACAATGGTGCTATCCGTTCCAGGGGTGGTGCTGGTGGCAACGGTGCCAACGGTCTCGGATCGGGAGCGGGCGGCGGTGGTGGCGGAGGGGGAGGCAGCGGCGGTGTAGTGCTGCTTGCATACGGGTCGTATGCCGGAACCGCACCCGACGTTTCGGGTGGTGCTGGTGGTGCTGGTGGGCTTGGCAATGGTGGTGGCGGCAACGGTGGGGCTGGAACGGCCGGTGCTTCGGGGTTGGTGCTTCGCTGGAACATGGCCAAAGGGGTGTATGAATAATGAGTTTTACGCTCTCAAAACCGTTTGATCCGCAGACGCTGGAGGCGCAGGTGCGGGCGGCTGTGCCTGGGTGCCAGGCGATCGTCTACGCCGAGTACCTTGCCGTCAGGGAGGACCTGACCACTGCTGAGCAGGCCGCTGTGCAGGCCGCGATCGACGCGCATGTGCCGCCGCCCGCGCCGGTGCCTGAGTCGATCACTCCTGCACAGTTGCGCGTTGCGGCGCGGCGGCTGTATGGGATCGCTGCGGAGCAGATTGATGGGGTTGCCGACGCCATCATCGGCTCGATACCAGACGACAACGAGCGGAACGACTCGCGGTTGATGTGGGACTATGCCGTTGTTATTGAACGTAAGAACCCGCTACTTGTACCGGCGGGTGCGCTGCTGGGGTTGACCGATGCGCAGGTGGATGAGGTGTTTCGGGTTGGGGCGTTGATCTGAGGGTCAGGGTTGGAGTTGGAGAGGCGGGCGGGGACGCCCGCCCCACCTGTTGGTGAGACGTTGGAGAGGCGGGCGGGGACGCCCGCCCCACCGGCACTGAGGCCCGGCCCGGAGGTCCGGGGTACCCAAGGCCGGGGTGGCCGAGGCTCTGTCTGCAAGGGGATTGAGGATGAAGTGGAGTGATGACTACAGAGGTGATCGGGGGCCGAGGCGGATCAAAGACCCGCTCGGGCCGGCGTGCAGCTCGCACAAACGCGTGCTCGGGGATAACTGGTTGCAGCGCCACCACCGACGCCTGGAAGCGGCGATGGAATCGCTGGGGGAACTCGGCAGGGCCGCCGCGGCGATCGGGATCAAAGTAACACTCCTGGAACCCGGCGAGACCGGCAACGGGGAACGCATCCGCTTTGACCGCGCCGAGATGGCCAACGTGCGCGGGCGCGCACTGGCGATATGGCACCCGGCTGATGCTGACCTGGTGGCTTGGAGGCCCAACCGCGTGGTCTGGCATATGCACGGTTGGAAGGAAGTGCTGGGGAAGGTGGCGTGGTTGGCGGCGGAGCAGGAGGAGGGGTTGGTGGGGGTGGGGGTGGGGGTTGGAAGGAGAGGCGGGCCGGGAGGCCCGCCCCACCTGGGAGGCCCGCCCCACCTGGGAGGCCCGCCCCACCTGGGAGGCCCGCCCCACCGTGAGTGATGAGCGATGAGTGATGCGGTTGAGCCAGTGGCGAAGGTTGGCGAGCAGCGGACGTTTACCGCTACCAGCCTCGGTGCGCTCATTGGGTTTGATCGCAGGACCGTCAACCTCTGGGCCGAGCAAGGGTGCCCGTGCGGGGAGATGACCGGCAAGGGTGGCAAGCGCAGGACGTTTAGCACCGTTGAGGTGGCGGCGTGGTTGCGGTCGACCGGGAGGGTGGTGCCCCCGGCGCTGGAAGGGTTGTTTAGTGGGGGGGGAGGTGGGGGTGGGGGAAAGGCGGGCGGGGACGCCCGCAGCACCGATGCCAGCGCCGCCGATGGTGGCACCGCGCGGAGCGTGGGGGTACCCAATGCTGGTGGCGCTGTGGACTATGGGGAGATGATCCGGTCGGCGCAGGATTCTCTTTCAACCATGCTCAAAAAGATGCCCGCCAGCGGAGATATCGGGGCGGTGGCCAAGTATTGCGGGGCAATCAAGGACCTTATCAGCGAACTGCGCGCCCTGGACAAGGACCGCGATGCCGCCGACAAGCGGGCTGAGCGCATCTTCGATGTTGCCGAGGCCGGGCAGATGCTCGAAGGGCTGGCGCAGGACTTCGTCTACGGGCTTGACTCGATCGTCGAGAGTGGTGGTGGCACCATGCTCGCCGCGCTGGATGGTGCTGGGGTGGTAGTGCCCCCCGAGCAGCGCGATGGGGCGCAGCGGTCGCTGCAGGATGGGCTGCGAAGGTTGGTGATGACTCTGCGGGGGAGGATGGTTGATGTGGTGGGTGGGGGTGCAAAGTGAGTGAGGAGGTGGGAGATTTGGGTGGGAGGGAGGCGGGCGGGGACGCCCGCCCAACCGGTGTTGCCCGCCCCACCGGTGCCCGGCCCACTGATGCCTGGCCCGGAGGTTCGGGGTGCCCAGGGGAGGCGGGCGGGGACGCCCGCCCCACCGGGGACGCCCGCCCCACCGAGGCCCGGCCGCCCCACGCGGAGCGTGGGGGTACCCGGATGCTGGCGAGGGCGGCGGGGAGGTGTGCGCGAACCAACCCGAGGGCCGTGGCGCAGGTGCTTCAGGGGGTGGCCAACGTGCTGCGCCCTGCGCCGGATGTCAAGCCCGCCGACTGGGCAGCGGCGAATATCAGTATGCCCCCAGAAGTCACCCAGCGGCCTGGGCCGGTCAACGTCGATATCAAGCCGTGGGGGCGGGCCGTGCTCAACGTTCGCGCCGACAACCCCGGCAAAAAAGGGGCGATCGGGATCAAGCCCGCACAGATCGGGTACACCACCGCCAAACTGCTGCAACTGATGGCCGGCGTCGCCCTCCAGCCAGGACCCGCGCTCTACCTCATCAGCGACCGGGATCAGGCGAGTTTCTATGGCAGCGACGTCTTCATGGCCGTGGCAATGGCCACCCCCTCGCTCCGCGAACGCTTCTACCGCGATGCCGGCGCTCGCGCGGCGAGCGTCAAAGATGACCAGACGCAGCGCGAACTGCTGAGCCAGAAGCCGTACAAAGGGGGGCGCGTTGACTTCGTCGGGGCCGGCTCCGTCGCCAAGGTCTCCAGCCGCACCTACCGCGACGTCTACATCGACGAGTACGAGACCTTCCAGGACAACTGGCCAACCGATAAGGCCGGTGATGGGTGGACCTTCGCGCACGGGCGCACACGCATGGTCGCTGCCAGCGCGTGGATCGAGACGTGGTCGCACCCGCGCCGCAAGGGGGAAGGGATCGACAAACTCTACCACGAGCAGAGCGACCAGCGGCACTGGACGTTCTGCTGCCCGCACGCCGAGTGCCGCAAACGCTTTGCCCCGCGCTGGAAGATGGTCCGCTATGCCGTGCGCGGCGTCGGGCCTGGCGGGGACGCGACCGAAGAAGGAACAATCGACCCGGCGACGGCACGCCTGCACTGCCCCCACTGCGACCGCATTATCACCGACGCCGACCGGGCGCGTGAGGTGTGGGCCAAGGGTGCCCGTGTGCCCGGTGAAGGGTCCGGCGCGCTCGTCAGCGAGCTGGAGCCGGCCAAGGCCGCCACGCGCGAGTACGTGGGCCTGTGGATACACGCACTGTGCGACCCGGACGTTACGGTCGTGGGCCTGGCGATGGGGTGGGCGAGCAAAAAAAGCGTCGCCGAACGCATGGCCTACATGAACGTGATGATCGGCGAGGGGTTCGAGGAGAGCGGCAGCGACATCACCCCCGAGGTGCTCAGCAAGATCATCGCCACCGCCGAGCGCGTCAGCGTGCCCGGTGGGCCGATGGGGTGCCAATACATGACCGTCGGCGTCGACGTGCAGGCCCCCGAGGCCAACCCGACCCTCTACGTCAAGGCGACGGCGTGGTCGGTGTCGGGGATGGGGTTCACCGTCGGCCTGGTCAAACTGCGCGGGTGGGCACAGCTCCACCGCTACTTGAGTGAACTGACCGTGCCGCTGGATGACCCCGCCGAGCGCGGGCTCGATAGGCCCGTGCTCACCGCCCACCTGTGCGCGATCGACTGCGGCTACCTGACCGGGCAGGTGCTGGACTTTTGCCGCACTCCGATCGTGCACGCCACCGGGCACCACCGGATCAAACTCCTGCCCGTGCGCTTCGCCGCGCACGTCAAGAGCACACTCCCGGCCGTCATGCCCAGCGAGGGCAAACGCACCGACCCGCGCAGGCCGCACCTGGGGCCGCTGCCATTGTGGGAACTGCACCGGCACACGTGGGTGGGCAGGACGATCAGCAGGATGCAAAACGGCGCGGAGGCGATCATCTGCGCCGTGCCCGAGGATTATGCCGCGCACGCGACGGCCAACGTCCTCATGCCCGTCGAGGATGAGCATGGGTGGAACAGCGCCCGCATGGAGTGGGGGAAAATCAAGGGGCGGCGCGATGACTGGATGATGGCCGGGGTCTATGCCGAGGCGGGGGCCGCGCTGGATGATGACCTGCGGCTGGACCGGCTGTATGAACTGGGGGCAAGCGGGGTGCTGAGCAGGGTGGAACGCCCGGTTGAGGACCGAAGGGGTGGAGATGGTGGGTTTGGCGGGGTAGGTGGTGGGGGTTGGGATGTTGGGGGGGGTGGGTGGTTGGGGGGGTAGGGGGATGGCGGGCGGGGACGCCCGCCCCACCAGTGGGCGTACCCGGAAAAGGTGCGCGCAGGGATAGTGGATTCGGTCGATGGGTGGGGATATGCCCCCTGATGCGCCCGAGGCTGGTTCGCCCGTTACCTCTGCTGAGGTTGCGCAGGCGCTGCGCGGGGCGGTGAAGGTCAAGAGGTATCAGGCCGGGGACGTGCTCGTCGAGAGGCCGAGTGTTGGTGAACTCATTGACCTACAGCGCGAGGTCAAGGCTGATGAGGCGCAAAAGAGCAGGGATGGTGGGATGTATGTGGGGTTGGAGTTTGGGAGTGGGTGAGGGGAAGCCCCACGCGGAGCGTGGGGGTACCCGGAAAGCGGGCGGGGACCCACGCGGAGCGTGGGGGTACCCAGGAGGGAGGCGGGCGGGGACGCCCGCCCCACCAGGACGCCCGCCCCACCTGGACGCCCGCCCCACCGAGATATGCACCACTGATTAGAGGGTGATACATGGCCAACAGACTGACGAATATCTTGCGATCGACGGCGGCGGCGGCGGCTGGTGCGCTGGCGTATATCGCCGGCAAGCGCGACCGGACGGACGCCGACTGGTGGCCGCGCAACACCGGGCCGAACGCGATGGCCGATGAGACGCTCGACCAGGTGCGGGCGCGCGTCAGTTACCTCATCGACAACGATGAGCACTTCCGCAACGCCGCACGCATCATCGCCAACAACGTCTGCGGGACCGTGCCCGAGCCGGCTACGCCGAGCGCGGACCTGAACGACTGGCTGGAAAAAGAGTTCCGCCTCTTCTCCTCCGCCGTTGACCCCGCACGCACGATGAGCCTGGTCGATTCGCAGGACCTGTTCATCAAAGAGATGTTCCGGTATGGGGAGGTGCTGCGCGTCGAGGCGATCGCCCCGCCGATCGGGACGCAGCCCGCCGGGCCGAGCGTTGAACTCGTCTGTGCTCTGCGCATCCCCCTGGACCTCGGGGGTGGGGCCGGGTCGAGCGCCTACATCGAACGCCGCGCGCCCAACGGGAATGTCGTCCGCCAGGGCGTCGAGCTGGACGCCTACCAGCGGCCCGTTGCCTACTGGGTGCTGCGCGAGCATCCGGGTGATACCAGCCTCGGCGGGATGGGGCTGGGGTGGCAGAACTTTGACAACTGCACGCGCGTGCCCGTCGACCGTGCGCAACTCTGCTTTACCGCGTGGAAGGCCGGGCAGAACCGTGGCGTGCCCGAGGGCGTCTCCGCCGTGCTGACCAAACGCCGCGAGGGACGATTCAATAACGCCTCGATGCTCCAGGCCGAGGCCGCGGCGAGCATCGGGCTCTTCTTCACCGGGGCGGACAGCGATACCATCGTCCCCGCTGTGCAGAAAGAGAAGGGTTCGCAGGCCAACGCGCCGGCACGCGACGGCAACGGGATGGCGATCACGCGCATCTTGCCGGGGCTGGTCGGGTTCCTGAAAAAAGGGGTCGAGCCGAAACTGCTGCAGGCGAACCTGCCGGGGCCGGGGTTTGCGCCGACCACCGAGGTGCTCCTGCGCCGCATCGCCGCTGGCCTGGGCGTGAGTTACTCCGTCCTGGCACGCGACTACACGCGGGCGAACTTCAGCGCCACGCGGGCTGAAAGCCTCGAGGACCGCAAGGGGTACAGCAAACTGCAGCAGATGGTCTGGGAGAAGCACACAAGGCCTCTCTACCGCCTCTGGCTGCGCTGGATGATCGCCGCCGGGAAAATCCCCGCCAGCATCACCGCCGAGGTCGAGCAGGCCGAGCAAGGATCGGCACGCGTTATCGAACTTTGGACGCCGAGGCTGGCGGAAATCTACGCGCGAGAGCCCGAGATGATCCTCGCCGCCGAGCCGATCCACGGCGGGTGGGAGTGGGTCAACCCGCTGCAAGAGGCCAAGGCAACCGAGACGGAACTCTCGATCGGGGCGATCAGCCCGCAGATGGTCTGCGCGGGGAAAGGTCGGAGGCTGACGGACGTCTTCCGCCAACGCCTCAACGCCGAGATCAAGTGGAACGCGATGCGGGCTGAACTTGGGTTGCCCCCCGCTCCGATGCCGGGGAGTGTGGTGGCGTCGGCTGCGCCGGGGGGTGGTGTGGGTGGTGTCGATACGCAGATTGTGGACCAAAGCGGGCAAGACCCGCAACAGCCGGGGGATGTGGTTGATCCGGCTGAGGCGGCGTAGGGAGGCGGGCGGGGACGCCCGCCCCACCCAAAGGCAGAAAGAGTGCGAGAACTATGATTCATGCGCTACAAGAGTTTGCTGGGTTGCCTTGGGCGATGATGCCCGTGCGGCTTGCTGCGCTGGCTGAAGGGTTGGTGCGGTTGGTGGTGGATCAGAGGGGGTTGGGGGGCGAGGCGTTCACCACGCGGAGCGTGGTGGTACCCGATGCGCCCGGCCTGGAAGTCCGGGGTGGCCGGGAGGCGGGCGGGGACGCCCGCCCCACCTTTGGGGGGGAGGCCCGTACACGAGAGGCGGGCGGGGACGCCCGCCCCACCGTTGTGGGGGCTGCTGCTGCTGGTACTGGTGGGGCTTCGCGGCATGGGATCGCGCAGCGGCAGGGTGGGCTCGCTGTAATCTCCGTCGGGGGGGTGATCCTTGGATCGGACCCGTGGTGGGCGCGGTTTGACCCGATGGGGTTTACCAACACCGGGACGCTGGCGGCGACGCTTGGCGAACTGCGGGCGGACCCGTCGGTGCGCGGGGTGCTGCTGCAGGTCGATTCGCCAGGTGGCTCCGTTGCTGGCGTCGCCGAGGCGCACAGCGCCGTGTCTGACCTCGTTGCCGCCGGAAAACCCGTGCACGTACACGCCGGGAACCTGATGGCCTCGGCCGCCTACTGGATCGCCTCGGCAGCGTCGGCGATCACCGTGGGGAGGTCGGCCTCCGTCGGCTCCATCGGCGTCTACACCGTCGTCTATGACTACTCGGCGAACCTGGCTAAGTACGGGATCACCGCCCACCTGGTCAAGGCCGGACGCGACAAAGGGGCCGGGCAGGGGGACGTGCCGGTAACCGCCGAGCAGCTCGCCGTGATCCAACGCGAGATCGACGGCATCTACTCCGTCTTCACCGCCGACGTAGGAAAGGCCAGGAAGATGACCGCGCAGGACGTGGCGGCCAGCGCGACAGGGGAAGTCTTTGTCGGCGGGGAGGCCGTCAAGAGGAAACTGGCCGATCGGGTGGCCGATGCGCCGGCGCTGCGGGCGGAACTGGCGGCGAGATTCGGTGCCGCTGGGCGCGCAGGGATAGTGGATTTAGTCGAAGGACAAACGGGTAAGGGCCGCGATGCAAACAAACCGCCACGGGCCGTGGCAAAGAACGTTGTTGAAAACAGGAGCAAAGATATGGACACGAAGATTCTGGCGGCGATTGTGGCAGGGCTTGGAACCATCGCCGCGCCGCGCGGGCATGAGGGGGTGAGCGGTGGGGCCTTTGGGCGGACACTGCATAGCCCGGATGGGGATGATGGGGCTGGTGGAGGCATGGCGGGCGGGGACGCCCGCCCCACCGGGGGTGGTGCTGCTGGCACCATCGACGCTGAGGCGATTGCCCAGGGTGTGCTGGCGAAGATCGGGCCGGGGATCAACAAGTTGGTTACCGATGCTGTCAACGCCGCCGCGCCCAGGGCCGTCGGTGATGCGGTGGCCGCAACGAACAAGGCTCGCGCTGAGCGCGAAAAGGCGATCCGCTCGGCCGGGGCCGGGTTTGCCCACCTTGAAGGTGTGCGTGAGGCCGTTGAGGCCGCCGTCGCCACCGAGGGGCTGACCGTTGAGGGTGCGCAGCAGAAGATCATCGAGGCCGCCGCCAAGGGGTTGACGCCCGTTGGTGGGGGTGTCGTCTCCGTCGGTGCCGAGGGCAAGGATAAGCGCCTGGCCGCGATCGGGCTGAGCCTGATGGAGCGGGTGATGGGGTCGAGCAAACTCGACGCGATCGCCAACGGCGGCGACAAGACAATCGAGGCGGTGAACAAACTCGGCTTTGCGACGCACGCGGACCTGCGGGCGGCTCGGGCCGAGGCCGGGCGGTCGGACATGAGCCACATGAGCCTGCGCCGCGCCGTGGCTGTTGCCAGCCATGACCGGACGATCCACCATAGCGAGAACGCCGACCGGATCATGGCGAGCCTGGGCAACCACACCACCAGCGACTTTCCCAACCTGCTCGCCGGCGTCATCAACAAGAGCGTGCTGGCGACGATGACGCTGATCCCGACGACCTTCGAGCAGTGGTGCTCGATCGGCAGCGCCCAGGACTTCCGCACGCAGAACATCGTCGAGATCGGACCCGGCGGGGACCTGCGCGAGCTGACGCCCGGCGCGACGATCGAGAACGGGACGATCGACGACCGTGGCACGACGGCACGCGTCAGGACCTTTGGCCGCAAGATCAGCATTACGCGCGAGATGATCGTCAACGACGACGTTGACGCCGTCAACCGGATCATCCAGAACTGGGCGAGCACGGCCCGGCTGCTGCCGGAAATCCTGGCGATGAACCTGCTCAAGCGCGGCGCGGCGACGGCCTTCCCCGGCACCGGCTTCAACTTCCTGAGCGCTACCGGCTCGAGCGGGCACGGCAACCTGGCTACGGGCACGCTGCTCACGATGGACAGCCTCGACGCGCTCTTCACCCGTCTGCGGTCGATGAAGTGGACCGCTGGCAGCAACAACCGCTACCCGTCGCTGAACTCCGCCGACCTCTTCATGCAGGACATCGGCCTGGTGCTTGGCGGCGAGAGCCTCCGCAGCAAACTCGCCACGCTGCAGCGGGCGCAGAACGACCCGGACAACGCCACGACCAAGGTCAACATCGTTCAGGGGCAGTTCGAGTTCCGCACCAGCAAACTGCTGGACACCAAGACCGACGGCTCGGCGAGCAACCAGTTCTACGTCGTCGCCAGCCCATCCGGCGGGCGTGCGCCGATCCGCGTTACGTTCCTGAACGGCCGCCGCGAGCCGATCTTCAACCCCGTCAACATCGGCTCGATCCTCGGCCAAGAGATCGAGGTGATCTACGACGCCAACGCTGACTACGAGACGCCCGAGGCGGTTGTGGCAAACCCTGGGACGCTGTAAGAAATATTTTTCTGAGGTGGAGGCCCGTCCCGTGCCTTGACTGGCGCGGGACGGTTTGGAAGGGAAAGGTTGGCTTAGGAAAGGCGGGCGGGGACGCCCGCCCCACCGACGCCCGCCCCACCATTGGCTAGAAATACACGCCTTCAAGGATGGAGTAGCACATGAAGAATCAAGTCAAAGATTATGTCGCGTCGCTGACAAGCCCCGTTACTTCTGCGGCCGCGTCCGTAGCGCTGGTCGCTGGAGACTGCGTGGTGACCGACAGCGGTTACCTTGGCGTGCTCGTTGCCGACACGCCCGTCGGCGGCAGCGGTGTTGCGGACCTGGCGGGGATCTTCCGGCTCGCCAAGGCGGCCGGCGCGAGCATGTTTCTGAGGCAGCGCGTCTATTGGGACAACGTCAACAGGCGTGTGACGACGGCACGCCCTGCGGGGGCGGTCAACTACGTGATGGTCGTTGAGATTGGCCCCGCTGCGGCCGACACGCAGGTTACCGTGCGGCTGCTGCCCCCGCTTTCTCTGGGTGCCTACGCCGTTCAGGCAGTCGGAAACGCCTCTGGTGCTGGGCTGACGATTGACACTGGCCTTGGGTTTATACCCACGGCCGTCGTTCCGTTCAGCCGGGACACTGCCGGGATCGTGCGCGTAACCACCAGCATCGCCTACCTCAGCGGCGGCAACTCGGGACAGGTTACGCTCGTGACGGGCGCTGGTGCGGGCACCGACGTTCACACGCTGATTGTGTATCCATGAGTGGGCCAGGCCCGCTTGTTGCAAGCCAAGACGCACGCCGACGGGCATAGTCGCACGGACGCGGCCGTGCCCGTCGGTTTGTTTGAGGACGTAATCGGAGGAACGCATGACGCTGCTGGGCGACGCATTCGGGGCCGATGTGCTGCAAATCTTCGATGATGAGGCCGTCTCGGCGCTTTACAACGCGCAGGATAAGGCCGGGGCCGCGGGGATCACACTGCGGGCGTTCGTGCGACCGATGGCCCCGAAGGAAAAAGGGACGCCCGAGGGGAAGTTTGCAAGCACCGCCGGGGGTGTTCGCAACACACAAAGACTCCGCGTCTGGGTCCTGCCGGGGGAACTGAAAAACTCGTCGGGGGTGCTGATTACCCCGCAGTCGGGGGACTTTTTGACCGTCGCTGGATCGGCTGTGGGGTCGAACAAGGCCGTCGAGGTGATTGGTTTGGGTAAGCCGATGCTCAGGGAAAAAAGTGTTTGGGAGTTTGTGGGGAGTTTGTAGGTGGGGGTGCCCAAGGCGCACGGCCCGGAGGTCCGGGGTACCCAGGAGAGGCGGGCGGGGACGCCCGCCCCACCAAGACGGAGAGGCGGGCGGGGACGCCCGCCCCACCAAGACGCCCGCCCCACCGAGAGTGAATACGTATGGCTGTGCCGATTGATATCACGGCGAGGGTTGGGGAGGTGGTGGCCACGCTTGGCTATCTGCCGCCCGCGCTCGCCGCTGCGCTGCGGACGCGGTTTTCTGACTATGTCTCGCACCACAAACTCGCCGTCGTCAAGAGGGCGGGGGAGAAGTTTGAGGCCAAGGACCGGGCGCGGCGGATGGTGGCCAGCCGGATGTTCGGGTACGGCTCGCGCAAACGCGATAGCCTGATGCTCGAAGACGTCAACGGGGAGAGTTTCTTTGCCAGCCGCGACGGCGTCGCGCAACTGAGCCGGGACGCCATCCTGACAATGGAGAAGGGGGGCCGCGTCGTCGGCAGTGGCCTGATGGCCATACCGATCGGGCAGGGGCCTGGAACCGGGAGGCCCTTCTCGGGCGTCTTTGCCAACCGGGCCGTATGGACGGGCAAAGGGAACAAGTCGCTGCTGGACCCCGAGAAGTACGCCGTCATCAAGGGGCCCAATGGTGCCCTGCTGATCGTCAAGAAGGCCAAGGGGCGCAGGGGTGGTGCCGATGGGGCCGAGGCCCCCGTCGTCGGTGTGCTGCTGCCGAGCAGGGATGCCAAGGCGAGGCTCGGGAAGGGGCCAGCGCCGCGTTCAAGCAGTTTCTGGACCGCAATCCGGGGAAGTTTGCAAGGGCAAGGGCCGTCGGTGCCGCGGCGGCGAGGGCCGTGCGGGCGAGGAACAAGGTGAGAGGGTAAGGGTGGGAGGGAGGCGGGCGGGGACGCCCGCCCCACCTGGACGTAGGAAGGCGGGCGGGGACGCCCGCCCCACCGATGCCAGGCCCGCCGGTATTGAACAGAGGAGATATCTATGAGTGTTCGCCAGCAGATTGTTGACAAAGTCTTTGCCCTCTTTGCCGGGTTGCCGGGCGTTGGGCTCGTGATCGACTGCGCCGACCCGAGGCAGGATAACCGCCTGGGGGAAGTGCTCGCGTCCGGGCAGGCGCACGTGCAGCTCGTCATCGGGGCCGATGAAAGCACTGATGGCGATGGGAGCCGAGATGTTATGAACACGCAAGAGTTCCGCTTTGCCGTTGTGGCGTTTGTAACCTTCCCCCAGTCGCTGCTCGGCACGCTCGGTGAAGGGATCACCCCGACGAAGCAGGCCACACGCTGGTATGACGCCGTCAAGGCCGCTATCTGGGGGCAAGGGCGCGGTGGGCAGTGGGATGACATGGCCATGCGAACCGTCATGCTCGGAGGTGGTGGGGTGAGTTACGACACCACCGAAGGGGCGAATCTGATTGTTACAGAGATTGCCTTTGAGGTAACGCACCGGCACCTGCTTGGGGAGCCGGGGGTGGTGAAGTAGGGAGTGAAACACCACGCGGAGCGTCGGGGTACGCAGGGGAGGCGGGCGGGGACGCCCGCCCCACCGATGACCGCCCCACCGACGACCGGCCCGGAGGTCCGGGGTGCCCGGAAAAGGGCGCGCGCAGCGATCGGGGATTCGGTCGATGGGGGGTGGCATGAACACCTACACGACTCAGGTTGGGCTCAAAGAGCAGACCGGCGCAGATATCGACGCGGCTGAGGCGGCTGTGGCGACGCTCGCTGCCGCTGATTATGCCGGTAACCGCAAAGACGTCAGCAACCGCATCTCGGCGGCACGCTATGAGCGCGGGCTGCAACGCGGCACGCTGACGCCCCAGGCCAACTTGCCCAGCCAGCACCAAGGGATGATCTCCTGGACCGAGGAAATGGTCGGCACGCCCGCCGCCGCGCTCTGGCCGCGCACGCTGATGGGAATGGGCTTTGTGCTCCCCCCTTCGCCGGGAACCTACCTGCCAGGTGCGATCTACGCGATCGCCGTAACCGGCACGCCGACGGTCTACCCCGGCTTTGTCGTGCAGACCGCAGGTGGCACCAAGAGGCTCCTGGTCGCTGGCGTGACGGCTGGCTTTGTCTACGCGCACGTGCTGACGGCCGCAACGGACGTTCTCGCCGCCGACGCCTTCACCAGCCTTGCCGGTGAGCCGACGCAGTCGTTCACTGTGATTGCCCCCGGCATCGCCGATAAGGAGGTCTTCAACGGGACCGTCTCGATCGCATCGCCGGCGTACACCGTCGAGCGCAGGCTCGGCGGACAGCTCCACCGCATCTTTGCCGCACGCGGCACCGGTGGCCTGAGTTTCAAGGCCGGTGAGCCGATGCTGCTCAACACTGAGTTTACCGGCATCCCCGTCTTTCAGGGTGGCGGATTCTCGCCGATCTCCGCCGGGTTCCTCTCTGGCGTTACACCGTACACCAGCGCGCCCAGGGTCGTGCAGGGGATGGGCCTGACGCTGTCGAACTATGCCGCCACGCCCACGGTCACCACGCCGCTGGCAACCGAATGCACCATCGACTTTGGCAACAGCGTGGACTTGCGCCCGAGCGTCGCCAACGTCAACGGGTTTGTCTCCGCCAGGATCACCGGGCGCAAGATCGTTGGCCGCATCGACCCCGAGCACATCCTGCCCGGCACCGGCAGGCTCGACTGGATCAACGAGACGCTCAACTCTGACCGGCTCGTCTCGCTCTTTGCCTCCGTCGGTGCGCCGGCGGACCCGTATGGGCGAATCACCGTCTGTGGGCCGAAGGTGCGGCTGAGCGGGGATGTCGAGCCGGGTGATCGCAATGGCCGGGTGACGATGCCGCTGAACTTGGAGTTCATCGGTGATGCGGATGATGAGTTGTTTGTCTTCCATGTGAAGGTGTGAGTGTGGGGGTAGCCAGGGAGGCGGGCGGGGACGCCCGCCCCACCGACGCCCGGCCCGGAGGTCCGGGGTACCCAATAAGCCCGCCCCACCGGATGGTGTGTTGTTGGAGTTTCGGCCGTGTGCCAGAGTGGATGATGGGGCGGATTGCAAATCCGTTCAACGCAGGTTCGATTCCTGCCTCGGCCTTTCACTATTTATGCAAGGAGGTTTGGATATGAGTATTCGGATCGTCAACACGCCTGTGAATGTTCGGCTCAGTGGTGGGTTCCATGCCAGCGTCAAGCGGCTTGGGAACGTTGCGCGGGAGAAGTGCGCGACGCAGGCCCGGCTCGTCGACGGGGATACCGCCAGCCAGTTGCGGTTCCAGGGCCTGGCCGTGCGCGTCTGTGTTACCAACATCACCGACGAGGCCAACAAGAGCGTCTACGAGGCGGTCAATGACCGAGCGCTGGGCAAGATTCTCTGTGAGCGCGTCTATGACGACCTGAACGATGAGGACCTCGCGGCGATCATGGCCGCGTGCCTGGCCGGGTCGCTGAGTGAAGAGCAGGGAAAAGCGCAGCCCGGCTCGCCGGGCTGATCCATGACTTTCGGCGGCGTGCCGCCCGCATGGCCGACCCAACGCAAGAGCCTGTACCAATGGACCTCTGCCCTGAATGCGGCGAGGACGGGAAGGACGCGGAGGGTCGGCCTTGCCGCACGTGCGGGGGACTCGGGGCCGTGCCCGAACCCGAGCCGGACCTGCCCGAAGAGATCGCAATCGAGTTTGCCGCAGTGCTGGATGTGCTCGGAATCTTTGAGGCCAATGGGCCGTCGGCAGTTCTGGACCTGGTCGGTGGAAGGCGGGATGGGTTTGACCCAGTAGGGCTCGCGGCGATCAGGGCGGTGCAGGGTGAACTGAACAGGCTGGAGCAGGTGGATAGGCAGGTGGAGGCGGAAGAGCAGAGGCGGAAGATGAGGGTGAAGAAGTAGAGAGGGGAGGACCCCACGCGGAGCGTGGGGGTACCCGAGGCGGGGAGAGGCGGGCGGGGACGCCCGCCCCACCAGTGGGAGGAGTCAGGGGAGGCGGGCGGGGACGCCCGCCCCACCTGGACGCCCGCCCCACCAGTGGGGGGAGTCAGGGGAGGCGGGCGGGGACGCCCGCCCCACCAGTACGCCAGCCCCACCGGTGGGTTGGTTGAAAGGGGATAGGCATGAGCACGAAGGTACTTTCCATCACGCTCAAGACGATCGACCAGTCGACCGCGCCGATCCGGGGGGTCATTAGCCAGGTCGCTAAACTGACCAGCTCGATCACCTCGGCGATGACCAGCGTGCGGACGGTGGTGGGTGTCTTTGCCGCCAGTGTGGTCGGTGG